GACGCTACCATGTCTCCTACAACTCGTGTTGGTAATCGTTGCCAGATTTCACAGAAGACAATCAAGATTTCAAACACCTTGAACGCTGTGGACAAAGCTGGTCGCAAGTCTGAAAAGGCTTATCAGTTGGCTAAAGCATCTGCTGAAATCAAGCGGGACATGGAATTGACATTGCTCAGCAACCAAGTTGCTACCAATGGTAACTCCTCTACTGCTCGTGCTTTGGGTGGTTTGCAAGCATGGTTGTCTACTACTTACTCTGGCGGTACTTCTGGTGTTGCTGGTTCTGGTGGTACTACTGCTCGTACAAACGGCACAAACCGCACTTTCACAGAAGCCTTCTTGCAGACTGCTGTTCGTGGTGTTTACACCGCAGGTGGCAATCCTAAAATCTTGATGGTTACTCCTGCTCACAAGCAAACAGTATCTGCTTTTGCTGGTATTGCTGCTCAGCGTTACATGGCCCCTACTAATGCCCCTACTACCATCATTGGTGCGGCAGACGTATACCTGTCAGATTTCGGCACTTTGAGCGTTGTTCCATCACGTTTCATGAACAGCACTAACTCTGCTGATGATGTTGCATTTGTGCTTGACCCTGACATGGCTGCCGTAGCTTATCTGCGTCCCTTCCAGACCAATGAGTTGGCTGTTACTGGTGACAACGAATCTACACAACTGTTGGCTGAGTTCACATTGGAAGTTAAGAACGAAGCTGCACACGGCATCATTGCTGACTTGACATAATCACTAGGTGATTCCAAAAATGCCTCAGACTAACCATCTGGGGCATTTCTTTTTCTAGCAAAACTGATAGAATTAGTGTATGCAAAACCCTGTTAAATTTAGAGATTCTGTAGTCCATGCTGATGGTGAAGGTGGCATTGTCATTGAGACTAAACAAGACATTACAGACATTATTGAGCAGAACAAAAAGGAATATAACTCCTTTGATGAACGTGCTAAATGGTCTGATGAGTTGTTTGGTAACAAGATAGCATCTATCCCATTTACAGTTATTGATGAGTTGAATAAACAGGGTGTTATGCGTGGCTTTGATGTGATTGATGAAAAGCGATTCAAAGCATGGCTAAATGAACGTGATAACAGAGTTTTTAGAACTCGGACAGGAGTTGTATGAGTTTTGCTACCTACTCTGATTTACAGACTTCAATAGCCAATTATTTAGCTCGGTCTGACTTAACTACTCAGATTCCTGACTTTATTACATTTGCTGAGAATCGTCTGCGTAGAGAACTACGGATTAGACAGATGCTCAAGTCTGTTACGACTTCAACTGTATCTGCTGATGCAACAGTACAAGTTCCTAGCGACTTTTTAGAGATTCGTGACTTTGTTGTAATGACAAACCCAATAACTCCATTGAGTTATTCTAGCCCATCATCTTTATCTAATGACCCAAGAACTTCACAAGTTGGTGTTCCAAGGTCTTATACAATTTTGGCTAGTGAGTTTCAATTAACTCCTATTCCTGATGCGGCTTATACGCTGAAAATGCTTTATTACGCTGCGCCAACATATTTGTCTACAAGTAATACAACTAATGTGTTCTTGACTACATCACCAGATGCTTTGCTTTATGCTTCTTTAATCGAAGCTGAGCCGTACTTAATGAATGATGCTCGTATCAATACATGGGGAACTATGTACGATAGAGCAATTTCTTCTCTCACCAAGTCTGATGAAAGCACTCAATACTCTGGTGTACCCCTGTCAATCAAATTAACATCAAGGTGAAATCATGGCTGAAATGTCTAACTACTTGGAAAATGCTCTTATCAATGTAACTTTGAGAGCAACTAGCTACACAGCACCAACAACTGTTTATGTGGCTTTATACACAACTGACCCAACTGATGCTGATACTGGAACTGAGTGTTCTGGTACTTCTTATGCTCGTCAATCAGTTACTTTTGGTGCGCCTAGTAATGGTGCTTCAACAAATTCTGCTGCTGTTGAGTTTCCTCAAGCTGGTAGTTCATGGGGAACAATTACACACATTGGAATCCGTGATGCTTTGACTACTGGAAACTTGCTGTATCACACACCACTAGACGCTTCTAAAACAATTGCTTCTGGCGATGTGTTCCGTATTGCTACAGGTTCTTTGTCAGTAACATTGGCTTGATATGGCGACAGTCAATCTTACGCTTGAGCAACTTGACCAATTTGGGTCATTGGATAGCCTCACGCTAAGTTTAGACTCGTCTGATTGGAACTCAACTACACAAAAGAATGTAACTGGCCCTTGGTCAATTGAAGGTTTAGATGCTTTTAATACAAGCATTGATGCTTTACAGTTTAGTTTAGATTCAACAATCTGGAACACAGCCTATCTTTGGGATGGTGTTGGTTTTATAACTGGTAATGCTACTGTTACTGCTGATGCTCAAAAGATAGTTGGTGGCATAGCTTCTGTAACTTGTACGGCTACAGTATCTGCTAATGCTTCAATTGCTTACTATGGTTCTGCTTCTGTTACTGGAAATGCAGATGTAACTGCATCTGCTCAGCGTGTTCAGTTTAGTAGTGCTGACATACAAGCTACAGCAAGCGTAACTGCTGCTGGACAAAGAATAGCTGAAGGTATTGCAAGTATTACTTGTACTGCCGATGTTACGGCTATCGGAACTAAGGTTAACAATGCCGTAGCAAGCATTACTGGAAACGCTGATGTAAGTGCTTCTGCTCAAGTTGTGCAAGCAGGTAGTGCAAGCATTACTGCTAATGCTGACGTAACAGTTAGTGGACAAAGAATTCAATCAGGTATTGCGTCTATTACTGGTAACGCAACAGTTGTTGCTAATGGTGGTTTAGTTGTTGGCGCAATTGCCAACATAAGTGCTAATGCTAATGTTATTGCTAGTGCGTCTGCGATATACGCAGGGGCAGCCTCGGTATCAGGTCTAGCAACAATTACGGCTAAAGGCGTTATCCTTGGCGACAATTGGACTCCAGTAGCAGGTGACACTAATACTTGGACACCAGTTAGCACAGATTCAAACACTTGGACACTTGTTTCTAGTGACACAAACACATGGACTCCAGTATCTGCTAATGACAATACATGGACACCACAGTCTGAAGGAAGTAATACATGGCTACGACAAGGGTAACATTTGGCGAATGGATGCCTGACCAATCAGGTATTTCTGGCTCATTGACAGACGCTAAGAATGTGGTTTCTCAAGCCATTGGTTATGGCCCATTTCCTACGCCAGTATCATTTTCAAGCGCAGCAGCAGAGAACTTAACTTCTTTGTATGCGGCTAAAGCACCTGATAGCAATACATATTTCTTTGCTGCTGGTCTGTCAAAGATTTATACAGTTAGTGGCTCTGGTACTTTGACCCAAGTAAATACTGGATTGACTACAGGCGCAAACGATAGAGTAAGGTTTACTCAGTTTGGAAAGAGCGTCATTATTTGCAATAACGCTGAAAAGCTAAAGTCTTGGGTACTTGGTACTTCTACTACATTTGCTGAAGTGTCTGCTAGTGCGCCCATTGCTAAGTTCATTACAGTTGTTCGTGATTTTGTTGTTTGTGCAAATTTGCTAGAAACGACACAACAGCAATACAGGGTTCGTTGGTCAGCTATCAATGACGAGACAGATTGGGTAGAAAACGTAAACACTCAATCTGATTATCAGGACATTCCTGATGGCGGTCAGATTATGGGAATCCGTGGTGGTGAGTTTGGTCTAGTTTTGCTAGAGCGTTCTATTCACAGAATGACTTATGTGGGTACTCCTTTTATATTCCAGTTTGACAATATCTCTAGGAATAAAGGATGTATGGTTTCTGGCTCAGTTGCTCAGTACCAAGGTATTACATTCTTCTTGTCAGACGATGGCTTCTATATGTGTGACGGACAGAACGTCATTCCTATTGGCGCAGAAAAGGTAGATAGATTCTTCCTAAGTGACGCAAGCGAAGTTGACTTTAAAACCATGTCAACTGCTATTGACCCTGTTCGTAAGTTGGTTATTTGGAACTACAAATCTGTAGATGCAACTCGTAAACTGATGATTTACAACTTCCAAACTAAGAAGTGGACTTATGGCGATGCCAATACTGATTACTTGGGTGAGGCATCATCTGGTGCTTCAACACTAGAAGAATTAGATAGCATATCTGGCTCTATTGATGCTTTAACAACAAGTTTAGATTCTTTGTTATATGTTGGTGGTAAGTATTTCTTGGGTGGAACTTACGGCACTAGGGTTTATTCGTTTACTGGTGCTAGTTTGACAGGAAGCATTGCTACTGGTGATATAGATGTAGGTGCAAACTCAGTAGTAACCCTAGCCAGACCTATTGTTGACAATGGTTCTGGTTCGTTGTCTATTGCTTCACGCACATTGTTAAACCAAAGTGTCACCTATGGGACTTCTACTGCTGCTGACTCTGAAAACAGGGTTTCTTTGAGAAGCGCAGGTAGATACCACAGATTAAAGCTAACTCCTACTGGTTCTGCTTGGAAGACTGCGGTGGCAGTAGATGTTGACATTACGCCACAAGGGGTTCGCTGATGTTTAGAAGCCTACCTGCTTTTGGTGGTGACCAGAGGGCTGTAGCCGAGGTAGTCCGTGGCATCATGGACGGAAAGACCAATAACACAGGGACTTTGACGCTGGCAACTGGTGGGGCAACTACTACCACTTTGACAGACCGAAGGATAGGCCCAGACAGCGTAATCTTGTTTGCCCCTATCTCTGCTGCGTCTTATGCTGATTACACTCCGTATGGGGCTTTTCAGAGCGTTGTTGACCAGACTTTAGCTGCGGCTAATACTGCCTATGCAATGACTTTAGACACTACAGACGTTTCTAATGGCATTGTTTTAAGCAATAGTTCTAGAGTAAACGTCAAAAACGCAGGTGTTTATAACTTTCAATGGTCTGGACAGTTTCAGAATACAGATACTCAAGAGCATGATGCAAGCGTTTGGTTGCGTAAAAATGGCACAAATGTTGTTGGTTCTACTGGACTTATTGGTGTTCCTAGTTCTCATGGTGGAATTGATGGGCATACAGTTATTGGGTGGAACTATTTTATAGAACTTGCGGCTAATGACTATATTGAACTTTATTGGTCAGCCCCAAGCACTAATGTTTCCTTACAGTTTTATGCTGCTGGAACTAGCCCTACAAGACCAACTACAGCGTCCTTAATTGCTACCATGAACTTTGTATCAGTAAATGCACTGACAAATATCTACGCTAGTTCCCAAGGACAGGGTACGGCTACGATTACCCACTTTGCCAATTCAACTGCAAATAAGACGTATAGATATGCAATTATTGGTTGATTTTAATAATTTATGTATAATGGATTCCGTGGATGACCCATCTTGGAATCCGAACTTTTAGGAGTAAAGATGGCTACTACGACTACCACTAGCACACAATCAATTGACCCTGCAATTCTTCCATATTTAACGTATGGTTTAGAGCAAGGCGCAGGTCTGTATCAGGGCGGTGGCCCACAATACTACACAGGTCAAACATATGTTTCACCCTCTCAGACTACACAAGCAGGTCTTCAAGCATTGGAGACTCGTGCTTTAGCGGGTAATCCTTTAACTAGCGTTGCTCAACAGCAATTACAAGGGACTATTGGCGGTGCTTATCTAGGTGGTAATCCATTCTTTCAAGGTGCATTTGCGCCAGCAGCACAAGCAGCTCAGTCTCAGTTTCAACAGACACTAGGTGACATTGGCTCTAAAGCAAGCCTAGCAGGTCGTTATGGTTCTGGTGCTATGGGTAATTTGCAGAATCGTGCTGCTGGTCAGTATGCTCAAGCATTGACTAACACAGCAGGTCAATTGGCTTATCAGAATTACGCTGATGAGAGAGCCAAACAACAACAAGCTATTGGCATGGCCCCACAAATGGCGGCTACTGATTACCAAGACATTCAGCAATTGTTAGCTGCTGGTCAGTTGCGTGAAGGTTACACAGGTCAACAGTTGGGCGCAGACATTCAGCGTTTTAACTTCTTGCAAAACCAACCACAGCAGAACTTACAAAACTATATGTCATTGGTATATGGTAATCCATTAGGACGAGTAGGCTCTACTTCTGCATCTAGCAATACTAATTTATCTACAGCGCAAAATGTATTAGGTACTGCTGCACTTGCATCTGGTGTTTATAAGAATCTAGGTTCACCTGATTTAAGTTGGCTAAATCCTTGGGGTTCTAGTGCAATTAACTCATTTGGTAATGCTGATGCAAATGCAGTTCTTAATCCTTACTTTACAGTAGGCTAAATATGGCTGGACTATTAGATATTTTTGGTACTGGTGGCTCAAGCACTATGGGTCTTCTGGGTATGTCTCCAGAGGACATTACTCGTAGCCGTGATGATGCACAAGCACAGGCCTTGTATGCTCTAGCGGGACGTTTGTTCCAAGGTGGTAACACAGGACAATCTATTGCACAAGGTTTACAACAAGGCCAACAAGCATATAAAGGAACAATGCAAGCTGGACTACAAGAACAACTGCAAAACTTCCAATTGCAAGATATGTTGAAGAAGCGTCAGCAAGAACAACAAATGCGTCAACTTGCACCACAAATATTTACTACGACAACTACACCAGAACAAGTAACCTTCCAAGGCCAACCAAGTCAATTTCCTGCTCGTGATGACCAAGGTAACTTAATGCCTGATATGGCTATTAAACCTGCTCAGACTACACGCACTATTGACCCTAATAAGTTACAAGCATTGGCTATGTTATCGTCTGACCCATTAACATCTTTAGCAAGTATGGCTAAACTTGTCCCTGACTTGCGTAAAGCAGGGTTTATTGGTGGTACTCAACAAGAAGACAATCCATTTGCTGTTTATTTAGCAGACCCTAGTTTACCTAAAAATCTTAAACCAATTGTCGAACAGTATTCAAAAACTTGGCAGAACTTAGACCCTGCTGTTGTTGATGCTCGTGTAGCGCAAATTGGACAACAGTTGCAAAAGAATTCTGAGTTCCAACAAGTGCAAGCACGAATTGAACAACAAGATAAACAACTTAATGCTTTTAAAGAGCAAGGTTTGGCACAAAGTGCTGAGGCTAAACAATTAACAGCAAGCATTGCACTTGGTAATCAAGCAATTGCTCGTATGCTTGCAGAGCAAAAAATTGATGCGGCTAAGAATAAACCTTTGCCAGCAAGTTTACAAAAGTCTGAAGATGAAGATTTACAAGCTATCAATAGCTATAAAGCTACACAGAAAGAATTGTATTCTCCACTTAAAGCATTGACTCCAGACCCTGTTACTAAGAAGCCAATGTTAGAACTTGGTCCTGTACAGAACTTGCGTTATCAAGCAGCTAACTTAACTGGTGACTCAACTGAAGCAAGTCGTGCTTATGCAGATTTGCAATCATCAGTTAAAAATGCAGTTAACTTAAAAGTTAGTGCAGAAAAAGGCGTACAGACAGATAAAGATGTATTGCGTTTTGCTGATGCTTTGATTGCTGCATCTGGTAAAAATGATACTAAAGCAACATTGCAAGCATTGCAGAAGTTTAATGAATCAATTGTTACTGCACAAGAAAATACAGTCAAACTTATTGACCAGCGCAGAAAGTCTCAGGGTGTATCTCCTTTATTTGGTGATACGAGTAGAAATGTAACTGTGAATTACTAATATGTCATATTCCATTACTACAAAAGACGGAATTACAATTCCAGATATTCCTGATGATGTTGCACCAGATGCACCAGAATTAAAGGCAATGGTTGAGAGAATTCGTGCAGGTCAAAAGCCTACCGAAAAGCCTATGGCTTCTGCTCAACCACAAATGTCTGCTGCTGATGTAGCGGTTAACGCAGTAAAGAACTTTCCTAGTTCTGTTGGCTCAATGCTTGGTGATATATACCAAGCGGTATCTAGCCCTGTACAAACTACTAAAGCTGTTTTAGACCTTGGTGCTGGTATTTTACAAAACGCACTACCAGAACGACTTGTCCAAGCGGTAGGTGAAGACAAAGCAAGCCGTGACTTAGCTTCTAAAGTTGGTCAACACTATGTAGAGCGTTATGGTAGCGTAGAAGGTGCTAAACGAGCATTGGCTACTGACCCTGCTGGAGTTATGGCAGACCTATCTACTGTGCTTACTGGCGGTGCTATGTTGCCTACTAGGGCTGCACCTGCATTGGCTACTGCGGCTCGTGCTGTTGACCCATTGATGTTAGCGGCTCGTACTACTGGAAAAACACTTGATGTTTTGGGTGGTGCTACTAAAGCTGGTCTTGGTCTTCAAACTGGAGTAGGTTCAGAAGCTATTGGTCAGGCTTACCAAGCAGGAAAAACAGGCGGTGAAACTGGTGGATTGTTTAAATCTAATTTGCGTGGTGAAGTTCCACAGTTAGAAGTTCTTGATGCTGCCAAACAAAACCTAGCTGAAATGGCTATGGAAAGACAACGTGTTTATCGTGAAGGCATGAAAAACATTAAGGGCGATGCAACTGTTTTATCTCTTGATGGTGTGGATAACGCTGTTAAACAAGCATTAAATAAGATAACTTTTAAAGGTCAAGTTAAGAATGAAGTTGCTTTTGATAGACTAGCAGAAGCACAATCTAAAGTAGACGCATGGAAAAAATTAGACCCTGCTCAGTTTCATACTCCAGAAGGTTTGGATGCTTTGAAACAACAGATTGGCGACATTCTTGAGAAGATTCCTTATGAGCAAAAAACTGCTCTTAATTCAGTCAATGAAGTTTATAACGGAATCAAGTCTGAGATTGTTAAGCAAGCACCTACTTATTCAAAGACAATGAAAGCGTATTCTGATGCAACAGATACCATTCGTGAAATTGAAAAAGCATTATCTTTGAATAACAAAGCTACGGCAGATACAGCAATGCGTAAATTGCAATCTCTGATGCGTAACAATGTCAATACAAATTATGGTCAGCGTTTAAATCTTGCCAAAGAACTTGAGTTACAAGGAAGCAAAGAGTTGATGCCCGCATTAGCAGGTCAAGCACTTGCTGAATGGACTCCAAGAGGCTTGCAACGAGCTACATCTATTCCTACTGCTTTTTTAGCTAAAGGTGTAGGTGGATTACCACTTGCTGCGGCTTCCTTAGCTACATCATCTCCTAGGTTAATGGGTGAAGCTGCTTATGGTGCAGGTCAAGTTGTTAAAGGTTTGCTTGATGTTCAAAACAGGATGCCAAACATAGACTATCCAACAATGTTTAACTTGTTGTATCAGGCTGAAAAGCCAACGAAAATTGATTTAACTGGAATGGCTAACCCCGACTAAGGACTAACATGGCAAAGACAAAAATTAGCGAATGGAGTTCGACTCCAGCAAACAACACAGACATTGACAGTATCAATATTGCAGAGGGCTGTGCGCCTTCTGGTATTAACGATGCTATCCGTGAGTTAATGTCACAGGTTAAAGACTTGTACTCTGGTACTACTGGTGACACTATTGCCATCGCTGGTGGTGGTACTGGTGCAGGGACTCTAGCTGGTGCAAGTATTGTTACCTACACAGGAACAGAGACTTTAACCAATAAGACTCTGACAAACCCAACAGTCACAAACTATGTTGAATCTGTTGTTGCAATTGGCACTGTTACGACTGCAAGCACAATAGCATTGACAAGTGGAACTGTACAAACAGCAACATTAACTGCTTCAACTGCTTGCACATTTACGATGCCAACAGCGACTGCTGGTAAGTCATTTGTGTTGTTGCTAAAACAAGCCGCTTCTACTGGAAATGGAACCGCAACATTTACGGGCGTTAAATGGAGTAGTGCTGGTGCGCCAACTATTACGGCCACAGCAGGAAAAATGGACATTTTGACTTTTGTTGCTGATGGAACAAATTGGTATGGCTCTGCTGTTCAAGGATACACACCATAATGTTCGCAGCTATCAACTCCTTTTTAACTGGCTTTGTTCCAGTTTCTACTGGCACTCAAGTTTTTAATGCCACAGGTTCATGGACTGCACCTACTGGAGTTACGAGCGTAACCTACTTAGTCGTTGGTGGCGGTGGTGGCGGTGGTAGTTATGACGGAGGTGGTGGAGGTGGTGGTGCTGGTGGATTCCGTACTGGCACACTTTCAGTTACTTCTGGAACAACTTACACAATTACTGTCGGAGGTGGTGGTAATGGTGGAAGTGTAAGTAATGGAGCATCTGGAACTAGCTCTACTTTTAGTACCATAACATCTGCTGGCGGTGGTTATGGAGCATATTCTACAAGTGCTGCGGGTGTTGGTGGTACAGGTGGTTCTGGTGGTGGAGGTGCTGTAGATGCTGCATCTGGAACAGTATCTGGTGCTGGTGGTGCTGGAAATACACCTAGCACATCTCCAAGTCAAGGAAATAATGGTGGTGCTTCTGCTACTGGTGCGCCATATGGAAGCGGTGGAGGTGGTGGAGCATCTGCAGTAGGTGGAAATGGTGTTGCATCTGTTCGAGGAGGAACAGGTGGTGCGGGAACGGCCTCATCCATAACTGGAACATCTGTAACTTATGCGGGTGGTGGTGGTGGAGGCTCTAGTAATGGATTGCAAGCATCTGGTGGTGCTGGTGGTGGCGGTGCTTCAGGAGCTACTTTAGGTGGAAATGGCGTGGCTGGAACAAGCAACACAGGTGGCGGTGGTGGTGGAAGTCTCTATAACGCAACCATGTATTCTGGTGGCAATGGCGGCTCTGGAATCGTTGTAATAAGTTGGTAAACACACATGGCACATTTTGCTGAATTAGACTCAAATAACATTGTTAAACAGGTTATTGTTGTTCGTAACGAAGATACTTCCACATCTGAAGGTGCCGAAGTTGAATCTATTGGAATAGCATTTTGTCAAAACTTGTTAGGTGGTACTTGGATAAAAACAAGTTACAACGCAAGCATTAGAAAAAACTATGCTTCTATTGGATACACCTACGATTCAAGCCGTGATGCTTTTATTCCTCCAAAGCCATTTGCATCTTGGGTACTCAACGAAACAACTTGCCGTTGGGATGCACCGACTCCAATGCCAACAGACGGCAAACTATATTCTTGGAATGAAGAACAACTAGCTTGGGTTGAAATGTCATGACAGAAGAAGTCACTCACGAGCAAATCTACGAAAGACTGCTTGCAGTTGAAACTAAGGTAGATAGCATAGACAAGAATACCAAAGGGCTTGTAGAGGCTTTTGATGCCTTGCAAGGTGCTTTTAAAGTGCTTGGATGGATTGCTTCAGCAGCAAAGCCTATTCTGTGGGTGGGTGCGTTAATCATGGCGGCTGGTGCTATTTGGCAGACATGGATTAAAAAATGATGGATTGGCTAGAAGCTATTGTGGCTCTAGCCTTTTTGTTTTGTTTTGTCATGTTCTGTGGTCATGTCATTCTTTGGGCGATGCCGTGAAATGGTTACTAATGTTATCAATGTTTGTTATATTGGTAGCATCTAGTGAAAATAAATACAGATGTGTCAGGTGGTCATGGACGGGTGATGTTTACAACCGAAAAGTAGTATGTCTTGAATGGCAAAAAGTTGATAAAAAATGATTGACCCTCTAACAGCCCTAGCTGGCATACAGTCAGCCATTAAAGTAGTCAAGCAAGCAGCACAGGTTGCTAATGACTTAGGCTCTCTTGCACCCATGATTGGCAAGATGTTTGATGCCAAGTCTACTGCTACAAAAGCAATGGTTCATGCTAAGAAGTCTGGTGGCTCTAACATGGGTACGGCTATTCAGATTGAGATGGCTTTAGAACAGGCAAGAGCATTTGAAGAAGAACTAAAAATGCTATTTATGCAGTCTGGAAAGATTGACGTATGGAATAAGATTAAAGAACGAGCGCAGTTAATGGACGTAGAAGATGCTCATGCTGCTAGGCAAGCTAAAGCTGATGCTAAGAAAAAGAAAGAAGAACAAGAGGAACAAATGGCTATTGTTGCAGGTGCATTTGTGTTAATTTTGCTTGGGTTAGCTGTTGCATTTGGCATATCTGAGATACAAGATATGTGCGCTAAAGTAAAGTGCGGTAGATGACTTGGCTTGATATAGTGCTTTGGTCTACTGTTCCTTTGAACTATTTGTTTTGGATAGTTGTTTATCCATATTT